GGAGAAAACCGGCCAGAGCCTACTGCCAAAAGTGCTGCAGCAGCAATTAAGTCTGTTTTGATGGGGAATGGAATGAAACTTCACTTTAATCGACATTTTTGCGGGTTTGATGTTGTGATTGGGAGCCGGAAATACCGCTGCGCTTTTTTCTGGCGTCCGATTGCTTTACTGGCTTTCGAGGAATGGGGCCCGCCGTGCAGTTTTTACGGCTGGCTGGATTGGATTGTTTCGAGATTTGTGTACTGGGAGCGGCAGCGGGGTTATATCGGGACGATGTTTGTTATTCAGCGCTATTGGCGGGTGTTAAATTTTGCTTTTGGTTTTAGAGAATATCATCGGGTGATTGATGTCTGACAACGGTGAAAAATACTCCGATCGCCAGGCGCTGGAACTGGCCAAGGCGGCGGCTAAGGAGAAGATGATTGCGGAGCCTTCGCCGGCGAATGTGGCGGCGTTCGAGGCGGCGCGGGGGGCGCTGGAAAAGTTGACGGCGGAAGCGGCGCCGGCGCCGGCGGGGGAGGTGTTCGGCAACCGGGTTAAGGCGCTGCGGTGGCTGCAGGGGCAGGGGTATAAGATCAAAAAGAGCAAGTTTTATGCGGACTGCAAGGTGGGGCTTTGCAAGATGGCGGCGGACGGGTCCGTGGCCGAGGATGAGCTGAATCGCTACGTCAAGCGGGCGGGGCTGATGCAGCCGGCGGCGATCGACGGCGGACCGGCCAATGATGTGCTGTCCCGCAAGAACGAGAAGGAAATCGAGCGGCTGGAAGAGCAAATCAACAAGCTGCGGCGGGAGCGGGAAATCATCGAGGGGCGGTTCGTGGAGCGGGACCTGGTGGAGATGGAGCTGGCCGGCAAGTGCGCCGTGCTGGAGGCCGGGATCCGGCATCTGTTTCACGTGCGCCTGGTGGACTGGATCGAGGCCAAGGAAGCGCAGGGCCTGCCGGCGGCAGTTGACCTGGCCCAGCAGGATCTGAATGCGCAATTTAATGAATTTGCATCATTGGATGGATTCGAAGTTTTGATAGGTGGAGCGGACGATAAATTAAACTAAATCTAAGAAAGGAGACTAATCATGTGGAAAAAATTTAAAATTAGTTTGAAATTCGAGAATCGGCTATGTGCGTCGGTGCCCCAATGCAAAGAATTGGTGCGGCCCTGGCTTGAGGCACGGGCGGCTAAGAAAATGCCCGATGCCGGTCCGGATCTGGATGAAATGGAAAAGGAGGTCATTGAAACCATTGACCTTGATGAAGAGGTGGAAAAAACGACATTAAATTTTCAGCGCGATGACAAAGGCCTGTTCGTCAGGGGCGGTACCTTCAAAGCGCATTTGAAGGATTGCGCCAACCAGGTCAAGGATGTGCTGAAAATAAAAGCGCTGCGGGCCAAGGTGGCCAATAAAGTCTATATCGATGAATACCGCATTTATCTGAGAAATGGTGGAAGCGGTATTCTGCAAGAGTCACACGGCGCCTTCGATCAGCCGGTACACGTAATGACGGCCATGGGTCCGCGAAACGCCCTGAAAAACATTAATTATGTCAAAAACGCAAGTATGGAATTCACATTGAAAATATTGTCTCCGGACAAGGAGGTGACCCCCGACATCGTCGAAAAAATTCTGGAATACGGTGCGGTTCACGGTTACGGAGGCGAGCGAGGCATGGGTGAGGGGCGCTACAGTTTCACTATTAAAGAATTGGGATGACGTGATCTGATTTGGCTTCGAGGAATGAAACGTGGTGACTTGATGTGCATTGGCTTCGAGAAATGATGTGTGTTGAATTGAAATGACTTCGAGTTGTGCGATGAATTGGTGTGCGGTGATTTGGCTTCGAGACATGGCTTGTAATGCGATGATTTGTCGTCGAGATGCGGTCTGATGTGCGGTGAAATGGTGTGATTTGCCGTCGAGATATGAGGTGGAGTGCAGCACCTTGACATGTGTCGTTTTGAAATGAATTGTTTTGTCGCCGAGGATTGCTTTGCACTGGGGTGTCCTGACTTCGAGGAGTGGGGTGGAGTGTCTTGTGATGTTGTGACTTCGAGTGGTGGAGTGGGGTGTATTGTGATGTTGTGACTTCGAGGAATGTAGTGAATTGTGGTGAATTGTGGTGAATTGTGCTGGCTTCGAGTGGTGGCCTGTGGTGGACTGTGATGGACTGAATTGCAGTGGCTTCGAGAGCTGAAACGAGGTGAAGTAACACAATGCAACAGACCGCTGAAAAAATAAAATCCTATTACTTGCCAAGGAAGCGCAGGGCCTGCCGGCAGCGGTGGACCTGGCCCAGCAGGATCTGAATGCGCATTTTAACGAGTTTGCATCATTGGATGGGTTTGAGGTTTTGATTGGTGGGAAGTGAGAGAAATGAATGTTTGTCAACCAGATCAACACCGATGGATTGTATGGAGTACGGCGCGGCTCGAGCGTTGTCTGATTGTTGCCTGCCGGGATTGCGGATCGTTCGGCACGGTCGATGACCCGACGGACGCTGAGTGGGTACGGGCCTTTAGATCATCATCACGGCCTTACCTCTGGTATTATCCGGAACGGGTCACCCATCGGATGTGTTTATTGCCGTGAGAATTCGGATCGAACATAATGCAATTATACCGAAAACAATAGGGGAGGCATGAAATGGACACAGGTAAAGGTTACTTCGAAAGGTTTGATAGTATGGAGGATTTACTAAAAGCGCAACGCGTTGGAGAGTTAAAGGCATTTGGCCGGGGTGCCCGAGTGGCTGCCGGTAGGGCTGCGGGATAAGTTGGCGGACGCAGCGGCTGGATCGGTGGGCGTGATGGGCATTGACAACGAGAAGAGCCCTTGCTTGGGCTGCACAATACATCTGGACAAGCTGGACAAGTTAAACCCGGCCTATCCGTGCCAAACCTGCGTCAAACGCATGGCCTATGCCGACCGCAACTACGGCCCGCCGGCGCGGGATCAGGAGCAGGACGCATGCTGGCTGCACGAGGACGGCATCGACATCTTCAACATCTTTTCCGACGGATTGAAAATTACAGACTGGGGAGGTGAGATATGAAAGCAGCGGCTGAAAACATAAAGTCCTATCGCATCGAGGGGGTGCCGGAGTGGCTGCCGGTGGGGTTGCGGGATCAGGCGGCGGCGGATGGTGGGTTGCGGATTGCGGGGCGGTTTTCGCGGGCTGAGAAGCTGGTTTTGAAGAAGCGGCGGCGGGTGCGGCCGTCGGCCTGGATGCCGAAGCACCGGGTGATGAGCGTGGGGCCGCTGGCGGGGTCGAAGTGGGACAACCAGTTGACGCCGTATCTGACCGGGATCATGGATGCCTCGTTTTTTCCGGGGGTGCAGACGGTGATTTTGTGCGCCACGCCCCAGACGGGCAAGTCCGAGGCGGTCAACAACTGTTTGGGATATCTGGCGGCCGCGGACCCGGGGCCGGCCATGGTGACCTATCCGGACCGGGATACGGCGCGGGAGAACTCCCAGGACCGGCTGCAGACCATGTTCGAGCGATCGCCGCGGCTGCGGGGATACATGACCGGGTCCGACGAGGATATGACCAACATCCGGATCCGGCTGCGGCACATGCCGATCTACCTGGCCTGGGCGCGGTCGGCCTCGCGGCTGGCCAACAAGCCGATCCGCTATCTGGTGCTGGACGAGGTGGACAAGTATCCGGCGGATTTAAAGGGCGAGGCGGATCCCATATCCCTGGCCGAAAAGCGCACGATCACCTACCAGTGGAACCGGCGCATCTGGAAGATCTCCTCGCCCACGGTGGAGACCGGCGCCATCTGGGTGGCCCTGACGACCGAGGCCCAGGCGGTGTTCGACTTCCAGGCCCGCTGCCCGGGCTGCGGCGAGCTGCAGAAGATGGTGTTTTCGGCCGAGGACGGCACACACCGCATCCGCTGGACGGAGGACGTGCGGGACCCGGAGGCAGTCGAGCGCGACGAGCTGGCCTGGTACGAGTGCGAGCACTGCGGGGCGCACTGGAGCGACCGGCAGCGGGACCTGGCCGTGCGCATGGGACAGTGGATCGAGCGCCGGACGGGCATGGAGCTGTTCGCCCACCTGAAGGAACACCGGCCGAGCAAGATCGGGTTTCACATTCCGGCCTGGATATCGCCGTTTGTGTCGCTTTCGACCTGCGCGGCGGCGTTTCTGCGGGCTCAGAAGGGGCGGCCGGACTACATCAGCAAGCTGAAGGACTTTAAGAACGCGATCTGCGCCGAGCCCTGGAAGCTGGTGACGGCCGAGCGCAAGGAGTCGGCCATCCTGGCCCTGCGCGACGACCGCCCGCGCGGGGCCGTGCCCGGCGGCGGGGTGGTGGCCGCACTGACCGCCGGGGTGGACACTCAGGACAACGGCTTCTGGTACGAAATCCGCGCCTGGGGCTACGGCGGGGTTGAGCTGTCGATGGATTCGTGGCAGATCCGGGAGGGGTTTGTGCTAAGCTTTGCCGAGCTGGCGCGGATTTTGTGGAGCGATGTCTATGCCGACGACGACGGCCATGTCTACCCGGTCATCTTAACGTTTCAGGACGCGCTGGGGCATCGCACAGCCGAAGTTTATGATTTTTGCATCAAAAACCGGGGGCGCATCTTTCCCACCATGGGCAAGCAGACCATGGCGCTGGCGCACGCCTGGACGAATCTGCAATTTTATCCGGGCACCAAAAAACCGCTGCCCGGCGGGTTGGGCGGCTATCATGTCAACACCAAATTTTACAAAGACCGGCTGGCCGGTCTGCTGGAGATCGATATCGCGGACTCGAGCGCCTTCAGGTTCCATTCCGAATTCAGCGAGACGCATGCGGCCCATTATACGGCCGAATATCTCAACGAAAAGGGCCTATGGGAATGCGTCGCCAGCCGGGCTAATCACTTGTGGGACTGCAGCGTGCTGAATCTGGTGGCGCATGAGGTGCGCGGCATCAAACACTGGCAAAAACCGGCGCCGGAAGCGCAGCGGAATCGAAAAAATCAGTCGCAAGTTAAACCGGAAAAAATTCAACTCTGGTAAGGAGAAAAAAAATGACGAAAAAAAAAGTTTCGGATGCAGCGGTAGAAAATTCAACAAATGGGGATGAAGATGCAATTGATATTCTAAGCAGCGCGCAGGAAGTGGCCGACGAACTAAAAATGGGCCTTCGTCCGTTTTATCGCCTGGTGAACAAATATCCCTTCGGCCTGTGCGGCGTCGCCGGCAAAATTATGGGGCGCTGGAAGGTGACCAGAAGTGATGTCCATAATTGGTTTCGTTACGTGCAGCGCCAGGAGCTGCGCCATCCGGATGCCAGACGGATGCGCCCGGAAGAGCCGCCGGAATTAACGGAGCTCAAGGGCCGATCGTCGTCATGATGTCACTTAACGTAATGCGTTAAACCGTTAATCACAGAACGGCTGATGTCGATTCACCGGCATCAGCCGTACATAGTTTGTGGGCACCACAAAGTATTTGTCAAGAAAAATAACGTGTCGTTTTCGTGTCGTTTTTGTGTCGTTTTCGTGTCGTTTTTGTGTCGTTTTCGTGCCAAATTGAAAAAACGCTAAAAACCCCATGCTATAGTGTGTGCTATAAACTTTTACCACTACCGCATGGGGTTTTTGGCTTATGGCTTTTTCTTCGACCGATTTAACGAGCGTGGAAACGGCGATTCAGGCGATCATTGCCGGATCGCGCATCGTCGAGGTGACCGTAGCAGGAAAAACCACGCGCTACCAGGCGCCGCAAATCGAGGCGCTCTTGAAATTGCGCGACCAGATCAGCACCGAACTTTCCTCGGATTATTCCACTGCCGGCTCCCGCCGGGTATCCACAACCATAAAGAGTGACACATGGTAAACCTCGGGCACATCATCGACCGGATCGTGGGCCTGTTTTCGCCGGCCTCCGAGCTGCGGCGCGCGGCCGTTCGCAACCTGGTGCGCTCCAAGTACGCCGCGGCCAAGTCCAATACTAATACCGGCGGCTGGAATCCGGTGGACGACAATGTCAACACCGTGATTGCCAATTCGGTCGAAAAGCTGCGGGCGCGCGCGCGCCAGCTGGTGCGCGACATGCCGGCCATGGCCACCGCCGTGCAACGGGTAGAAGACTTCCAGGTGGGCGACGGCATCACGCTGCAGGCCCGCGTCAAGGACCCCGCGACCGGGGCCTTGGCCAAGAACATCAACCAGAGAATCGAGGATGCCTGGAAATTTTGGAGCGACGACGCTGACGCCGGCGGGCGGCTGCATTTTCACGAGATGCAGCAACTGGCCTGCCGCCAGGAAGTGGAGGTGGGCGAATATATCTTTATCAAACGCTTCACGCGGGCCGCGGGCCGTTTTCTGCCCTTTGACCTGCTGGCCGTCGAGCCGGACCATTTGACGTCCTACGGGGCCACGGCGCTTCCCGGCAACCAAATTCACCAGGGGGTGGAGTACGATCCGCGCACGGGCCGGGCCCTGGCCTATCATTTCGAGGATGCCGACCGCTGGAAAAAACCCCAGCGCTACCCGGCCGGGCAGGTGTTGATGGGGTTTAAGTCGCTGAGACCGAATCAACTGCGCGGGGTGACCCCGCTGGCGCCGGTGATCCTGCTGGCCCACCAGCTCAGAGATTATTTAGAGGCCGAGATTTCATCGGCCCAGCGCGCCGCCCGCTGGCTGGCTTTTGTCACCAGCGCCGACCCCATGGGCGCCATGGCCGCCTTCGGCGCGGCCGAAACCACCGACGACGCCAACAACAGCTACAGCTCCATGGAAATGGGGCATAGCATCGTTGATTTTTTAAAATCCGGCGAGTCGGTGACCATCGCCAACCACAACCGGCCCGGCGAAAGCTTTGAGCCCTTCGTCAAGTTCATTTTGCGCACGTTCGCGGCCGCGGTGGGGGTGACCTACGAGCTGGTATCCGGCGATTACACCGGCTCGCAATACACCTCGGCGCGGGTGGCGCGCAACGACATGCTCAAAGGCATTGCCATCCGCCGCGGGCGCCTGATCCGCCAGCTGTGCGAACCGGTCAAGCGCGAATTCATGTTTTGGGCCGTGACGAGCGGCAAACTGGATCTGCCCGGCTACCTGACCAACCAGGCGTATTTCAACCGCTCGGTGTGGATGGCGCCGGGGGTCGAGCAGCTCGATCCGCTCAGAGAAGGCCGGGCCGAGTCCGACGCCGTGGACGCCAAGCTGCGCAGCCCGCAGGAAGTGCTGCACGGCCGCGGCCGAGATCCGGAGCAGGTGCTCGATGAGTGGGCCGAATGGCAGCAGATGCTCGAGGAGCGCGAGCTGGACGAACCCCGGCAGCCGGCGCAGCTCGCCACGAACCCGGCGGCCGTGGCCGAGCAGGATGAAAACAAACCGGATGAAAACAACAAGGTTTTATCCATGGAAGGGATCAAGAAAAATGTCAGATAAATTAAATTATCGGTCCGAGGGGTTGTTCGTGAGAATGCCCAAGACGATAGACGATACCCGCCGGGCAATGGATTTTGTCATTACCACCGAAACGCCGGTCATGATGTACGACTGGGAGACCGGCGAGGTCGTTCCGGAAGTGCTGCTGGCCAAGGGCTGCGTGATGCCGCGCCAGGTGCCGCTGCTGGATACGCACAGCCGCTGGTCAACATCCGACGTGCTGGGCAGCGTGCGCGACCGCCGGGTCGAGGACGCGGCGGTGGTCGGGACGGCTCATTTTTCGGCCACCCCGCGGGCCGACGAAACTTACCAAAAATATCGCGAGGGACACCTGACCGACTTTTCGGCGGGCTACACCATCAGCGACGTCACAAGGGTCAAAAAGGGGGAGAAAGTCGAGATCGATGGCCGAACCTGGAAGGGGCCTGTCAACGTCGTGACATCGTGGAAGCTCAAGGAGGCGTCCTGCTGCCCGATAGGTGCTGATCCAAAGTCGAAGGTGCGCTCGGATCAGCCGTTTGAAACAACCGATAACATCAATAAAGTTGAAAGGAAAACCGATATGGAACTCGAGGAAATCAGAAAACTTATCGAAGATCTGCTCAAGCCGCTGAGTGAGCGGGTGGAAAAACTGGCCGAAGCGCAGCGGGCCGAGAAGGACGAAGCGCTCAGCATTGAGGAAATGCGCAAAAAGGCCATCCGGGCCAAAGAGAACACGGCTGCCAACGAACGCGCCCGCATCTCGGCCATCGATGTGGCAATCGAGAAAGTGGAAAGCGCTTTCGATCTGGACCTGGCGGAACTGCGCACCGACCTGATCAATTCGGATGCCACCGAAGCCGAAGCCCTGCGCCGGATCAACGATGCCCTGGTGGCGGCCAAACCGGCGGCCAACGGCCGCAATATCCGCGTCACCCAGGAAGAGCGCGACAAGAGCCGCGACGCGGCCGTGGACGGGATCCTGATCCGCGGCGGCATTGCCGTCGACAAAGTGGGCGACAAACAGACCGAGTACCAGACCATGAGCCTGATTGAGATGGCCAAGGACCGCCTGCGGCTGGCCAACCAGAGCGTGCGCGGGCTGGACCCGATGGGTATTTTTCAGCGCGCCATGACCGCCAGCGATTTTTCCAACATCCTGGCCGATGTGGCCAACAAGGCGCTGCTGGAAGGATTTGAAACGGCCGAGGAAACCTATGACGTCTGGGCCGACACCAGCGGGCGGGTCAATGATTTCAAGGAGCACATTTTTGCCCGGGCCTCGGAAGCGCCCAGCCTTGTCGAGGTCAACCCGGACGGCGGCGAGTACAAATACGGCGCGGTCAGCGACGCCAAGGAAGCCGTGACCGTGGTGGACTATGGCATCATCGTGCCCTTCACCAGAAAAGCCATGATCAACGACGATCTGGGCGCGCTGTCCGACATCCGCGAGAAACTGGGCGCGGCCAGCCGCCGCAAGTACGGCGACCTGGTCTATGCCGTGTTGACCGGCAACCCGACCATGGGCGACGGCAACAGCCTGTTCGACGCCACCAATCATGGCAGCAACGACGTGGCCGCCGGATCGGGCGCGATTCCATCGGTGGCCACGCTGAACGTCGGCGCGGCCGCCATGGCGACCCAAAAGGACCTGCAGAGCATCCAGAATCTGAACATCCGGCCGGTATACATCATCACGCCCTGGGCACTCAAGGGCACCGTTGACAACCTGCTGACCACCACAACTCCGATCGCACCCGGAAGTGCGGCCACGCCGGTGATGAACCCCTGGAGCTACCTGACGTCCGTGTACGATGCGCGGCTGGATGCCGCCGACCCGGCCGAGTGGTTTTTGGCAGCCAGAAAAGGCATGACGGTCAAGCTTTTTACACTCAATGGCAACATGACGCCGCTGCTCGAAACCCGCGACGGCTGGACCGTGGACGGCATTGAATTCAAATGCCGTGTTACGGCCGCGGCCAAGGCCATGGACTGGCGCGGCCTTTTCCGCAACGACGGCAACTAATCAGCAGCGAGGGCAATTAACCAGATACGAAGCAATTAACGGGTCCGCCGCCGGGCGGACCCGAACCATAACATTTTAAAAGTAATTTGAAAGGAATTTGATATGGACAGCATCGAACCGAGAATCCATGCGACCGAGTTCAAGTACGACTTTTCCGTGCACGGCGGGGCCATCGGCGCCGTCACCATCCAGGATAAGACGATCCCCACCAACGCGCTTGTCCTCGGGGGATTGATTATCGACCCGGACACCGACATAACCAGTGGAGGGGCGGCAACCGTGTCGCTGGGCATCAAGGCCGCCGGCGACCTGCACGCGGCGGACGCCATCGCCGACATCAACGGCGCGCCGTTGTGGGCGGATCAATTCACGCTCGGCACGACGGCGCCGATCGAAACCGCGTCTCAAGAGGGGCTGATAGTCACCATCGCCGTCGCGGCTTTGACGGCCGGTGTTTTCAGGGTCAAGGTCTTCTGGGTCCACGGATAACCAATCGATAACCGCAAAACGGATGGCCGGAGGTAAATGGACCTTTACGATTTCTTCAACCAAATATTTTCCGCCGTGGCGCAGGACCAGACGCTGGACGATTGGGCGACGATGAATTTCGGCCGGCGCCACAAGGTCTATGTAGATTTTCCGGTGGCGGACCCGCCTGGCGCGGATGACCGGCCCTTCATCATTTTCGGGGAGCCGGGATTCGACACGCACCAGGAGCGTCGCACCAACGACTATTCTGTCATGGCGACTTTATCGATCGACACCGGGGACCTGGAGACGGTGGCCGTGCAGAACCTGATCGTCAACGGCGGCACCAAGGAGATGCTGGACTTTATCGGCCATCTAAAGCGCATTGTGGCCGCCAACCTGCCGGCCAATTTTGTGGTGGGGTACACCGGCGCCACGGCCGCCATGGAGACAGACAGGGAGGTCATCGCGATGGTGGAGATCGACTTTGAAGAAAAGATCACCGTCGGGACCAATCCGCTCGTTTAGAAGACAAAAAGTGCCGACAGCAGGCAAAATTCAATTTAAGTTTTTGCTGATTTAACCATACAACCCCCCGAGAAGGGTCGGAGCGTCTTAGTTTTCGGGCGCTCCGGCCCATAGCGGAGTCAGAATAATCGAATTTAAGTTTTTAAGGAGACAATCATGAGCCAGCAAAAAGGTTCGACTGTCAGTATCGTGATCGGGTTTGAGAGCACCTACGGCTCGGCGCCGGCGGCTGGTTTTCAGCTGCCGGTCAATTCGTGCGCCGTGGTGGGATCCCGCACCCGCACCACGCCGGCCACCATCACGGGCCAGCGCAACCCGGTGGCGCCGTTTTCCGGCAGATACGATGCCGGCGGCCCGATAGTTATTCCGGCGGATTCGGCGGCCCTGGCCTACTGGCTGCACGCCATGTTTTCAACCTGTGAAAGCAGCGGCGGCGGCCCCTATGTCCACGAATTCAAAGTTGGCAACAATATGCCATCCTTTACCCTTGAAAAATGGTTTACGGACCTGGCCGTCAAAAAATACGAGCGGATCACAGGCTGCAAAATCTCAACATTTGCCATGGCGGTGGGCACCGACGGCGAGCTGGTATGCAACCTGGACGTGCTGGGCGCGACCCCATCGTTTCAGACCAGCCCTTTTGACGCCACGCCGACAGAAATCGCAATTTCACGGGTCAACAATTTTAATGCCGCCATTACCGAGGGCGGATCCAGTTTGACCAACTGTAAAGAGTTTAATCTGAACATCGATTTTGACCTGGATCCGGACCAGTTTGTGATGGGCGGGGGCGGGGTGCGCGGATCGCTGCCAGAGGGTATCATCAAGGTAACCGGCAGCCTGCGGACCCTGTTTGAAAACACGACACTGCTGGAAAAAGCATTGAACGATACCGAAACGTCATTAAAAATCACCATCACGGAGGCCGCCAACAGCATACTGGAATTCGAAATTCAAGAGCTGCAGTATTCAGTCAGCGGGGTGGAGATACCGGGACCCCAGGGCCTGGATGTCGTTTTGAATTTTGAACCATACTACGAAAACGGCGCCGAGGGCAGCGTGGTAGTGGCCCGGCTGACCAACGCCGTGGCCAGTTATAGCCTGCCCACGGTGACCACCACGGCCGCGCCGACCACCACGGCCGCGCCTACCACCTCCCCGCCCTGATGACGGTGAGAATGACTAATGTCTAATGACGAATGACGAATGAATGATCCCGCATTCTGCGGGAATCGATTTTAAAAACGAGGGTGCCCGAATGAGGATAGTCAAATCTGAGACCGGACGGCAGTTTAATGTGCGGGGGTTGACGCGGGGGGAAGTCAAGGCGCTGCGGGCTGATGGGGTGGATCTGCTGGATATCACCCGCACCAACAGCGAGGAGGCCCTGGACCGGGTGTTGAAGCTGGTGCTGTCCGATCATGAGTATGATGCGCTGGACGGGATGCTGTACCGGGTTTCAATGGATGTTTTTGAAGCGGTGCTGAAAGAAACCTTCGGCAGCCGGGATGAGGAAAAAAACTTGTCGTGGTCTGGGCCTGGCACTCAGACCGCGACCGGATAAACTACTGCAAACGCTGTCGGGATTCAAAGGAGAATCCGCCATGTTCAGACTGCGACTACGGCACGGCGCCGGAATTGATGGAGGCCAATGCGGAGACCTGGGAGCTGTGGCTCTCGGTCAATACCCAGTGGCGGGCCGGCGGCCTGGGGATTGTGGGCCTGGACTACCCGGCGGTGTACGCCGAGGCGTCCCGCCTGGAGATCGAGATCAGCAACTGCGTCATGAACAAGATCCGGGCCCTGGAGCGCTTTATGCTCAACAAAATAGCGGAGAGCTGAAATGATCGAGCTGGTGGTCAAGGGCGCCGACACCTTGAAGCGCGACATCAAAAACGAGGCCAAGCGCACGCGCTATGCCATGAACCTGGCCGTGCGGGTTGAGGGCTTTCGCCTCATGCGCCTGCTCAAAAAAGAGATCCGCGACGGGGCGCCCGGTGGCCGTCAGTTTCCGGAGCTGTCGGTGATCGCCAGAAAACGGCTGCACCGGGGACGTAACGAACCGCTGCGCCGGCTGGCACTGGGCGTGCGCTATGACATCAAGGACCACGACCCGGTGGAAATGCACATCGGCTGGACCGGATCCCGCGTTTCTCGGCGCTGGAAACACCTGGCGCGGGTGCTCCAGGAAGGCTTCGAGACGTCTGTTACCCCGGGGATCCGCAAATACCTGGCCGGCTACGGGTCAGGCATCAGGGACCGGGCCAGCGTCCGCTATTTCATGCTTAAAAAATCGACCCACACGCTGCGCACGCCGGCGCGTCCGATCATCGATCCATTCTGGCGCCGCCACGAGCGCGATGCCCGACGCAACATCGTCAACAACTTCCGCCGTAAGATGAAAGGGGAGCGCATCTGATGCTGGACCCCAGACTACAGATCATCCTGGCCGCCAAAGACATCACCGGGGCGGCTTTGACGAAATTTCAAGGACGGATTGCGGCGATCACCAAATCCGTTTTTTCGTTCAAGGGTGCGCTGGGCGCCCTGACCGGCGCCGGCGGAATCGGGCTGCTGGTGGACCGGGCCCTGGACCTGGGGGATTCGATTGCCAAAACGTCGGCCAAACTGGGGCTGTCAGCCGAGCGGCTGCAGGAATACCGCTATGCGGCCGAGCGGTCCGGCGTGGAGACCCGCACCCTGGACATGGCCCTGCAGCGTTTTACGCGGCGGGTGGCCGAGGCTGCGGTGGGCAAGGGTGAGCTGAAAGACATATTGGAGCAGTATAATATTGCCGTGATGGATTCGGCCGGCAACACCCGGCGCACCACGGACGTATTCAGAGATCTGGCCGACGTCATATCCAATACTGAAAATCCGGCCGAGCGCCTGCGGATTGCCTTCAAGGCGTTTGACTCCGAAGGCGCGGCCCTGGTCAACATGCTCAAAAATGGATCCGCCGGGCTGGATGATTATGCCGACCGGGCACGCAAACTGGGTATTATTCTGGAAGACAGATTAATTTCCGGATCGGAGCGGGCAAGAGATGCGGTGGACGACCTGGGGAAGGTTATCCAGACGAATTTTTCACGGGTGGTGCTCGAAAACGTAGAGAGCCTAACATCTGCCGTCGAGCAGCTGGCCGAGGCCCTGGGCAAGGTGGCCAAGTATGCCGGGCTGCGATCTATTACAAGTACCGGTTATCAAGCTGCGGCATTATTGAGCAATGAAGAATACGAGCGATTCCGGAACGCCGACTTATTCGAGCGTCAGCGAATCCTCGACGAGGCCCTGGCGGCGAGGGGTATATCCGAAACCGGCGCCGGCGGGCAGACAGTAATCCGCAAGAACATTCCGCCGGGCCAACGATCGGCGCCGGCAGCGACCGGTGGTGGTTATCTACCGCCGGGAATCGGCGGGGTGACCAACTATCCCATGTATCCGTCATTAAGGGACACCGAGCGGGCCAGGACAACCACAACCGAAGCCGAGCGGGTCGGTGGCATCTTCGGCGTGCCGATCGGGTCCGAGTACGGGGTTGATTTTGCGGGCGGATTTGAGCGGTCGTTTGAGTCGATCGATGCCATCATGCAGGAATATGATGAGAAAGAGCGGGAGATATCCGACAGCCTGACGGATTTTTTTGCCGAGATCGACAATACCGTGGTCAATACCAATGAAAAGTGGATCGAGCTGACCGAGCACACGGCCGGGGCCATGCAGCAGAATTTTTCGGATTTGTTTTTTGACACCATGCGCGGGGAGTTCAAGAGCCTGGAGGATTACAGCAATGCGATCCTGGACAGCATCAGCCGGGCGGTATCCGACTTTTTAAGCCAGGAACTGGTGCAGGGGCTGTTCGGGTCCCTGAGCAAATCGGGCGGCGGCGGCGGCTGGATCGGCCAGCTAATCGGCGCGATTGCCGGCGGCGCCAGCGCCAAGGGCAACATATTTACACCGGGCGGGATCCGGCGCTTTGCATCCGGCGGCCTGGTGACGGATCCAACCTTATTTGCATACGCCGGCGGCCTCGGCCTGATGGGCGAGCGCGGGCCAGAGGCCATCCTGCCCCTGGGACGCAACCGGCGCGGCGAGCTGGGGGTGAGGTCCGGATCCGGCGGGGGCAATAATTTTTATATCAATGTCACGGCGCCGCGGGGGCGGATCGAGCGGGAGAGTATGAATCAGCTGACGACCAAGCTGGGGCTGGCGGTCAGGCGGGCGGTGAGGAGAAACGGTTAGGAATGTCGAATGAATGAATTCTGTCGATTTAAATTTTTTAATACTAATTCATTGCGCAGCAAGGAATTATAAATGAGCTTTTTAGAAACCCCGCGTTTTCCGGACGGCATCGCCTATAATTCGGCCGGCGGGCCGGGCTATAACACCCGCGTAATCGACTACGGCGCCGGGTTTGAGGCGCGGGACATTCTGTGGAGCTACGGCAAGCACGAATATGACGCAGCTTATGGCGTTCGCAAGATCGAGGACCTTTACGACGTGGTGGCGTTTTTTCATTCCGTCAAGGGCATGGGCCACGGGTTCCGGTTCAAGGATCATGTTGATTACAAGAGCTGCGCGATTGAGGAAACGATAGCGAATACGGATCAGACCATCGGCACCGGGGATGATTCGGAAACCGAATTTCAGTTGATCAAGACCTACACCAGCGGCGTGCTGTCCACGGTGCGCTATATTACCAAGCCGGTTTTAAATTCCATTGTCATATCCCTGGACGACGTGAGCCAGAGCAGCGGGTGGAGCGCGGACACCACCACCGGGATCGTGACATTCGTTACGCCGCCGGGTGACGGGGTGGTGGTCAAGGCCGGGTATGAGTTTGATGTGCCGGTGAGGTTTGCATCCGACAAATTAAACGTGATTTATGCCGACTACCAGGCCGGCCAGGCGTCCATCCCGATTGTGGAAATTAAAAACCAGTCGGTGCCCGGTTAAGGGGATTCAATGCCCAGGAGCATTTCAGCCAATTTAAAAGCCCATTACGCCCAGGAAGTCCGGACGATTGCCCGCTGCTGGCAGATCGACCGCACCGACGGCGTTACCCTGCGCTTTACCAATCACGACGTGGATCTGGAAATTTCGGGCGAAACCTTTGTGGCCTTAAATTCGGGCAAGTCGTCGGCCATCCAGGCCAGCGATAATTTGGCGGTGGATAACATCGATATCGAAACCGTGCTGGACTCCAACCTGATCAACGCGGCCGACATCAAGGCCGGACGCTATGACAACGCCACGGTTTGGATTTTTGAAGTCAACTATGAGAGCCTGGGCGACGGCTACCTGACCCTGTCCTATGGCTTTATTGGCGAGATCGAGCGCCACGACGATTATGCCCGCTGCGAATTTCGGTCATTGAGTCAAAAACTCAATCAGAACATCGGCCGGACCTACGGCTATCTGTGTGATGCGGATTTTGGCGACAGCCGCTGCGGGCTGAATTTAATATCCC